ATCTTGATTTTTGAGCGTTGTAGTTTTGTAGGACTTCTGATGCTGATAGGGCTCGGTTATAAACCATAACGTTTCCCATACTTCCTGAAAAAGTAGCACTAGTATTTCCTGAGTTTCCTACTACTAAATTATAACTATCAACGGCAGGGATGTTTCCTGTTCCTGTTGATACTTGTATTCCATCATAGTAAGTGGTTTTGGTAGTTCCAGACATTGTTGCTGATATATTATGCCAATTTCCATTACCTAATGTTGTTATTCCACTAGCTCCTAATGAACTTCCACTTGTCCACAAAGAAAAAGTATTAGCACCCGGTGCTACATTTAAATAATATGATGTAGTATAACTCTTTCCTATTAATATCTGATTATTAGTATTTGTTGTCTTGTACCAAACAGAAAGCGTTAGGTTAGTTAAATTAAGAATTGACCCGCTTCCTACACTTAATGGGTTACTACTGAAAACAAGATTACCACTATTTCCTGTATTGTAAGTAGGAAAACCAGACCCTATTGGAATTGCGTTTAATCCATTCCCACTTAAATCATTCCATATAGTAGAACCAGATACATAAGATTTTTGATTTGCAGCATCTAATGCTAATACTAAACCATTTGTTACTATTGGTAGTGGTCCGTGTATCATATTATTATTTTGTTATAACTTTTAAATAAGTATCGTCCAATTTTTTAGGAAAATATTTTATTTGTTTTATCCAACCGTTAGACATATTATTACCAGCTGATGTACCACCTATATAAACGTTGTTACTATTTGGTGTCCAACTCCCAATACTTCCCATTATTGTTGTAGTTAATAATCCTTGAGATGAAAAAGAACGTTCTAATGTTGATGTATTGTAAGAAACAGCTGCTTTTCCAAATGTGGTCCAATAATTTGTATTTGTAAAAATATTTAAACTAGTATTACCATTCCAAGAACCAGCAGTTAAAATATTAGGTTGACCAATACCACCACCACCACCCTCTGTACCAATAAGTTCATTTCCACCCATAGATACTACTCTACCATATCCATTTTGATTACTTTCATTACCTCCTCTAAATTCAGCATACCAGGTATGCACATTATCAGGTGACATTAAAGTTGATGTATTAGATATATAAGCACTTTCAATGCCACGAGATGCAGTTGCTATGGTTGTTGGTATATAAGATGTCATAAAAGTTCCTACTTCAACTTGACCACCCCAAACTAATACATCATTATTTGAAGAAAGTGCAAATAATCCAAATGCGGCATTTGAAATACTACCTGTAATTTGTCCAGTTGCATATACTCTATACCAACCATTTGCTACGTTTATACTTCCTGAATTGGTTACAATACCAGAAACATTTTGATATTTAGTTATACTAAGTGATGGATATGTAGTTATAGTTAATCCAATTTGGTTAATACCATTATTTCCACCATAAACAATACCCAAACTACCTGAACCATTATTATTTGCTTTAACATATGCCGAAACTGTATAATATGATGAAGTAGAATTTGTTGAACTATTTCCGTAATAATATACATTTGATTGAGAATTCCATTGATATCTTGTTGCAGTTTGAGTGCCATCAGGTGCAATTGCATAATTTAATGTTGTTGAACCCGTTGCAGTTGCCGTTGGTATTGAAGGATAGTGTATATTAGTTCTAGATTCTTCCATATACAACCCCTTACTTTCCAATGTATATGGGTCATAATCAAATCTTGGTTGATTTATAGATGCACTTACAAGTAAACCACTACCATTATAATATGTTGCCGTTGTTGAACGTGTAAATGTTATAGGATATGGTTCATTTGGATAATTTAAAACATTATCTTTAGCAAAATTCCTATAAAATTTTGGAGTATTTGATTGTCCTAATATTGTTCCCATAACTTATTATATTACTTGATATGTTATTGTTGCTCCCCATTTATATGTTGTACTACCAGAACCATATACTAATAATGATGCAGATGTTGATGATGCTACTATATCAAAATTTACATTTGCAACTTCTGAATTTATAAATTTCTGATTATATCCCACTACTGATGTTACTCCTGCATTGTATTTTATTGTTGATTTTATATCACCCGTTATTGTTTGTCTTGAACCTGTATCATATCCTGTTACAACTGCGGACATAAATACCGAAGATGATACATTTGAAAATACTAAATTAAACAATGAAGATGTTACATTTGATACCGTTGAACCACTTGCTTGTGTTGTACGAGAATATAAACCATATCCTTTATTTACTATAAAGTCCGATTGTACAGTAACGGATGAAGATGGTGTTAAAGATGTACCTAATGATAAATACGAACCACTTTTATTAAATGCTTTGTATGGAAAATCATACATATTAACTTGTCCATCCGATAATGCTTCTATAATTGGTAAACCTGAAACATCATTTACCATATAAATTGAACCAGATACTACATCATTAATTGTAAATTGAGAACCTACTGAAGCTGCTCCAAAATCTGCAATTATATTCGTAGTATTTGAACCACTAAATCGACCAGTAAACGTTGGCATTACTCTCAATGCCGTTTGTGTTTGTGATGAGGTTACATTTGTAAATAAAGGTGTTATGTTTACACCATATACGGTAGAACCTACTGTTGTCGATTGAGAAATAGAATGTGATACTAAAAATGCAGATTGTGATGGTGATAGTGATAAACTACCGGATAATGTAGTTATTCCATTTACAATTAACGAACCTGATATAGTTTGAGAACCACTAACTTGTAAAGAACCTGTGACTTGCATTGTATCATCTCCGGTATCTCCAAATTTAGATGAACCACTTTGATAGATTACTGATGATGAAATTATACCAATATTAAATTGTTGTGCGTTGATTGAACCTAATACAGTCAAACTACCAGTAATACCAACTGAACCTGTAATATTTTGATTACCTATTAAATTTATTGAACCTGTATTGGTTGCATTTGTTATAATTACTTCTTGAATAGCCTGCGTTGACCCACTTTGATTTAAGAAAATCTTACCATCGTATGTATTGATTGCTAACTCACCTATTGCAAGTGAGGATGTAGTAGGAACTTTACCAGAAACGGCGGAGCGTTTTAGTATAATGCTTTGAGACATATATATGCTATCTATTAAGTGTTATATAACAAAAAAAAAAGGTACTATATAGTACCCTTATAAATATAAAAAATTTTAATAAACGAAATTAGAATACTCCGGCATCTACCATTGAAGAAGAATATTGTAATGCTGCAATTTGAGATGCAATTGAACTACTAAATGAAACCACATCACCAATACCTAATAATTGAATACTTGATGAACTAAATGAAGCAACGGTTACTGAACCTGTTGTGATTTTTACACTATTTGAATATGGTGTTACATAGTAGTTTGAACCACTATCTGCCATATATCCAACAAATCCTGCAGATGGTGCAACATTAAAATCATAATTATTTGAAGGTGATACTACAACATTTGTTAATTGAGAACCATCTCCTTTAAAAAATGATGCTGAAATTGTAGAACCCGTAATGTTTCCTACAACATCTATATCCATCAAAACTACAATATCTTTTACAACATATATTGAACCCGTTACATTAATATCGTTTGATACACTTAATTCTCCAAATGAACCACTACCTATTACATTTAAAAATCCACCACTTTGTATGATTAAATTACTACCATTATTTAATGTTAAAGAAGAACTAGCAATTGTTAATGAACCAGTAATGCTTTGATTACCAAATAAATTTATTGAACCTGTTATTTGAGCGCCTGTAACTACAACTTGTTGAATACTCTGTGTAGTTGAACTTGATACATACATGAAGGCTTTACCATCAAATGTATTTAGAGCAATTTCACCTACCGACATTGATGCTGTGGTCGGTGTTTTACCTTGTATGTTTGAACGTCTTAATAATATATTTTGCGCCATCAGATTATTTTAGTTTTTAATAACTTTATTATTAAAATTACAAATTAGAATGAACCACCATCAACCACATTACTCATAATGAAACTACCACCATCCCATTGAACAAAATCACCAACATTTGTTGCCTGTTGAACTAATGCTAAAGTTCCATTAGTATCTCTAAATGCCATTCTCTTAGAAGTAGCCGAACCACTTACACTACCAGTTGCAATGTTGAATGATGAAGTTACACCCGCAAAAGTTACATTTGATGTAGGACTTAAACTAGCAGTAAATGTATTTAATTGTGAAATTGAACTACTGATATTACCACTACCGATTGATGCCGATAATGCAGTAATAGATGAAGATACTGAACTACTGAATGATGTGAAATTTGTAGTTTGTGTTACATCGATTTGAGATGAACCTGAAACTATATTCATTCCACCAACTGTCAATATTCTTTGCTCAGAACCACTTAAACCAGCTATCCAATAGTTGTTAGTAACATCCCATAAGAATGAACCTGTTCCAGTTGTTCCAATTTTATCAGTTACATAAATACCTCCATTCACACCACCACCTGCATCTACTGCAATTACAGAAGAAGAAAGTGATACTTGTGTAGAGTTTACAGTCGTAGTTGTTCCGTTTACATATAAGTTACCACCAATTGTTAAATCGGAAGTAGTTTGTAATTTGTTGGTATTAACTACTTGTAATGCTCCAATTAAAGAAGATGTGTAGTTATTTATGTTTGCTAATGAAGTATTTACACTTGCAGAAGTAGATTCTAAGTTAGTCAATCTACCAATTGCAGAAGATGTAAATGAGTTTATATTTGCTACTGAAATATTTACACTTGCAGAAGTTGTTTCTAAGTTATTTAATCTAATTCCGGCAGAAGATGTAAATGTATTAAATGAAGAAGTTACACTTGCTAAAGTTGCAAATCTACCTTCAATACTACCTGTTTCCGAAAGAATTGATGCCGTAAATGTATTAAATGAAGAAGTTACACTTGCTAAAGTTGCAAATCTATTTTCAATACTTGCAGTTTCAGCGTTAAATCCTAAAGATTGTGAAATTGCTGATGCTGTATATGCGTTAAATCCTAAAGATTGTGAAATTGCAGAAGCAGTGTAAGTATTCAATGAAGCAGTTACCTGATTTAATGAAGCCGTTACCGATGCTAATGTTGTGAATCTACCTTCTATTGAACCTGTTTCAGAAAGTATTGATGCAGTAAATGCGTATAAAGAAGCAGTTGCTGCGTTTAATGAAGCAGTTGTTACGTTATATGATTGTGTTACCGATGCTAATGTTGTAAATCTTCCTTCTATTGAAGCAGTTTCAGCGTTAAATCCTAATGATTGAGATATTGCTGATGCAGTATATGCATTATATCCTAATGATTGAGATATTGCCGATGATGTATATGCATTTAATGATGCAGTTACCTGATTGTATGAAGAAGTTATACTTGCTAAAGTTGCAAATCTACTTTCAATACTACCAGTTTCGGAAAGTATTGATGCTGTAAATGCGTTTACTGATGCAGTATGTCCGTTAAATGAAGAAGTTACACCGCCCAATGTTGTTAACTGAGTTAAAACAGAAGCAGAGAATGTATTTAATTGAGTTACAGAACTACCAATATTACCACTACCAACTGATGCGGATAATGAATAAATTGATGCAGATACTGAACTACTCAAAGATACTACCGATGCTGCTGATGCACTAAAGTTTGTAGAAACCGATGAACTAAATGTTGAGAAGTTTGTAACTGAATTTATATCAATTTGAGATGAACCTGAAACAATACCACCCACTGCATATGCACTTACAACACCTGCGGTAATTGTGTGGATAATTGTAGATGTGTTTGAAGAAGATGAAACAACATTATTTGTTGCCGCTATACTTCCCAAAAATGCTGATGCTGTTACTGAACCCGTTACAACCGTTGCACTACCTAATGAAATTGTAATACCATCATCTGAAATATTTGAGTCATATAAATGTGCACCATTTTTAATTTTAGGTATTCTATTTAAAGTCAAATTCGTTTCACTACCTAAATTGTTTAATGTTTCAGGACCAGTAATGAATATTGATGAAGTAGTAGATGAACCACTAACTGCTTGGTGTTGGAATATCCATTGGTTATTTATAGAGTCAAATAAAATTGAACCTGATAAATTGGTAGAACCACTATCAATTACTGCCAATCCACCAAATCTTGAAATTGGAGTTGAAGTATTGACTGTGATTAAATTAGTTCCAATGTTTAATGTAGAAGAACTAATGTTTTGAATTGATGAAGAACCTATTACAATAAACGAACCACTAACCGTTAATGAACCAGTAATTGTTTGGTTTCCGTTAAAAAAGTTAGAACCTGTTGTTGCATATGAACCAGTTAAACTTCCTAATGTAGTAAATTTATTATTGATTGATGCAGTATATGTATTTAAAGATGCAGATACTTGTTCTAAATTTGTTACTCTACTTTGTAAAGAACCAGTTCCACTACCACCAACAGATGCACTAATTGCAGCAATTGAAGCAGATACATTGGTAATATTATCACTTAATACTCTACCTTTATATTGATATGCAGAAATGTAAACATATTGAGCCGTTGTAGGTGCTAATGCGTTTGTAAGGAATTGTAAAACACCCGTCTTATAATCAAATGTATAGTTGTTAGCAGAAACTACATCACCCGCTGCTGGTGCAGCTGCGTTGTTGGAAACAAATACTTTAGCTACATAACCAGCTGGACTATCTTCCGCAGTTGCGTTTGCTAATGAAGAAGATGCGTATTTTGGAGATATAAAGTTTGTTTGTTGTCCTGGGTCAATCAACTGCGCACCGATACCTGCAGATGAACCCGTTGGGGATAATACAAACCAAACCTCATTCGCCGAACCTGAAACCAAGTTTGAACGAGTCAAAGGCCATCTGTAATAATATTGTGCTACGTTTTGTCCGTTAACTGAATATATTGAACCACTTTGTCCACTACCACTAAAAGGTAAGTTTGTATATGGTATTAAACCTTGGTCAACATATACCTCATTGGCATTTATGTCCAAAGTAGATGTGAACGCTTCCTGTGAATCGGTGAAATTATCGTGCGTATATCTTCTACTCTGGAGTAGTCTTTCTGATTTTTCGGTAAAATTTACTGCCATTTTGTTATATTATATTTTATGCGAATGTTACTGTCATTGATGTAATTGGTGTTGGGTCTCCATTGTAACGAATTATCACATATATTGCGGTATTTGTTGCATCCAAAGTCATACCATCTGCATTTCTCAAAGGTACAGTATATGTTGTTGTTGCTAACGAACCACCGGTATTACCATACAAATCAAAAGCTGAACTGAATGGGTTATATCCTAATGTATTTGCGGTTTGTGTTGCTATAAAGTTAGATGTTGTAGCCGTTGGGTCATACAATCTAGCATTTGTAAATGTTGGGTTTTTTGATGATTGGAACAATACAACTGCACTTATTGAAGGTGTTGTTGCAGCCGTCCATGCAGTTAATGTTTGTCCAACATTTATTGTCATTGATGTTTTAGTTGCACCATTGGTTGTAAATCTTCTAATATAATATTTAGAAGTTTGCGTTGTATCAGGGTCACCTAACCAATATGCATTTGCTCCACCTGGTTTAACTAAGAAACCTGGTTTAATTTGTAAATCAATACCTGCTAAATTATATACACCATATGTTGTTGGCCATGATGGTGCTGAGAATGTTAATACACTACTTGATACTTGCATTCTATAATTCTCACCTGTAAATGGTTCTAAGTTTGATGAGCCTGAGTCGGTTGCGGTATCAGTTCCTTGTGTTCTTGTATAATATCCTAAAGAACCTGAAGATATTGGTTGTCCAAATGTACCTGATGTGAAATAATTGACAGTATTATTATAAGTAGTAGCTGCACCATTATAGTTGTATCCGTTTGCACCTAAAGTAAATGTTGTAGGTGTTAATGATGTTTGTGTTATATTTGTAATGTTAGCTGCTCCAAATGTATATAATCCGTTTAATTTAATTGTATCAGTTTCAAAAGGAATAGTAGATGTTGCTCTAAGAGTTGTGCCATCTGCTGCGTAAACAGCATTTGCAGTTGAAATTAGACCATTTGAAGTTGCAACGGCATTGATACCAGATGTGAATGCGATACCAGTACCTGTTGGTGTTAAAGATGCATCAGTACCATTAAAGAACAATGGAGAGAATGTACCACTTACAGATGATGATATACTATATGTTGAACCACTCAAATAAGGTGCACCTGATAGAGAACGAGATACCGCTGTTAATGCGGAAATTGTTGTGCTACCTGTTGTTGGTGTTTGTGTTGTTATTGCTGATGCAATTGTAGTTAATGGTGCGTAAAATAATTCCGAACCATTTGTTGCCAATGGAGTTGTAAATGCCGAAGAACCAGATTGAATTGCAATTGATGTAGATATATGGTAATATCCAGAACCACTTGCTCCAGTTACCGATAAACCACCATTATAAATAGTTTGTCCTGCAACTGCTACAAATTTACCATCTTGATAACCTGGAGGAATAACCGCTGGGTTAACCGTGTTGATTAAAGCTAAAGTTACACCATTTGTAGTTCCTGCTCCAGTTTGAGTTAAACTTAATACTGATGCCGATGTTGCTGTTTGAGTTTTAGCTGCGTTATCAAAATATCTAAATGTAAATGAACTACTTACCGTAAATGATGTTGGTGTTCCTGCACTTAATCTACCAACACCAAATAATTGAGCATCTGCAGATGAAGTAGCCACAGTTGTTCCTGTTGCTACCGATGTATAGTTATATCCTAATGTATTTGAATTGTATATTGTTCCAATACCACTAAAAATAGTTGAACTTGCAGATGCAAATCCTTTAGTATTCAAATAAGTAATAGTTGTATTTGTAGAAGATTGTGGAATTCTACCTGTTAATGCTGTACCAGTTGTTGAGTTTGCTAAGTTTGCAGTTACCGAACCTAATGTTCTTGTGTTTGGAGAAGCATCTGGTGCAGAAGCTGATAATAAACCTGCTACAAATCTTAATATATCAGAAACATTTGATGCCGATGTAAAGTTATTAAAATAAGAACCATTCAAACTTGTTTGCCATGCATTTGCTCCAGGTGCACCTACATTTATGTTTGATGCAGTTATTGAACTACTAACCGATAATGAACCACTAATTTGAATATTGTTAATAGTTGCATATGCAGAACCTGTTGGGGTAAATATACCTGTGTTTGCAGCTAAACTGGCACTTAAAGTAGCAATAGATGCCGATACAGATGAACTAAATGGTTGAATATTACCTACTAAGTTGATTGCCTGATTACCATCACTATTCAACAAATATAAAGTTGAAGATGCAGATGCGTAATAAGGAACACCATTTAGTAATCCATTATAAATTGAACCTGAAAATATGTTAGGTGCGTTTGTTCCTTGTAATACTCTATTTGCAGGTGCGATTGCTCCACTTGCGTAAGCATAATAAAGTATTGCTGAACCATTGGATGCGGTAATATTTGATGAACCGGTTGCTATTAAAATTTCACCCTGTTGTAGTGAACTTGTAATTGTAGATAGGTTTTCTAAACTACCACGTTTCAGTTTAATGACTTGTGACATATATTTTTATTAGTTATTCTCTTAAATGTATGAATATTCCCTTATAAATATAACTTATTTAGTTTAACAATAGATTTTTAGTTGAGTATTTTACCAAGTACCATTATCAATTATATTTGCGGTTGGATTTCCACTACTATCATATGGTGTTGCCGTTGGTTGAGCCGCTGAACCTGTTCTACCATTTATAAATATTTCACCAGGAACATCTTCAATAAATCCATTATTATTTATCGTTGCGTCAACTACTGCTACTGCACCTTGTACTATTAATGAGTATGCATCTGTGTTTGATGAAATTGTTAAATTATTTACTACTGCTCCACTCAATGCTGTTGCAACTTGTATAGATGATGATAATATTCCCGTTGGTAATTGTGCTGATGATGAATATATTCCAGTAGGTAATGCCGCTTGCACCGATGCAGTAAAGTTTTGACCTACATTTGCAGCTGTGCTCAATGATGAACCACTTTCTATTTGTTTTAATCTTATTAAATTTGCCATATTTTATAAATATTTTTATTATTATATTAAGATATAATAGCGGTTACAAATAAATTAGTTCCACCATCTGCTACTAAACAATAATATCTTAAAAATGCTAATTGTTTTGTTGCTAAATAAAAAGATGAACCATTACTTGCATTTGTACTTGATACTCCATGATTAATTTGAGAAGTTCCACCTACATCATTGTGAATTATTATATCTACTACTTTTCCTGGAGTTAAATTACTACCTGTTATATTTACCGTAGAACCGGTTGTATGTACATGAATAATTGAATCTTTACTATAATCTATTGTTACCGTACCAACCGTTCCACTTACAAGTCTAGGACTATATTGAATATTAGAAGTTGCATCTAATTGTAAAGAACCAGTTATAGTTTGGGTTCCTCTAAATATATTTGAACCTGTTGTTGCTAAACTTCCAGTTGAAATAGATGCACTTACAGAACCTGATAAGTTTATTTTTGTGACAATAGAATTTGCAACCACATCGATTGGTATTTGATACGTTGTATTATTATCATCACCAACAATTGTAGTATTAAAAGATGCACTAATTAATACAGGTAATTGTGATATTTTTTTTGTAGGATTTACTATTGCCATTTTATATTATTATATTTTCACCAAGTTCAGTATCTATATCAAATCCGTTTTCAGTATCTAATCCAATATTTAACAATTTACCATAAACCATTACATCTGAAATACTAAAATCAGTATAATCTATAAAATTTTCATTTAATTGAATTACTACCGAAGAACCTGATTGATATATGTTATAAATATCGGGAAGGTATAAACCACCAACAACTATTTCAAAATTATCTATACTTGGTTGTTCCGTTCCATAATCTAACATTATTCCATCTATAATTAATTGATTTTGATTAATATCTACTCTTGTTAATCCACTTTCAATATATTTTGCACTATATTCTAATATATCCGAATTACTTTTACTTATAACATTTTTATTGTTTTTAATAACATTGGTATTTTCATTAGATTTTGTTTGTGCTTCAAATTTTGTAGTATTTGGAATTGCAATATTTAATAAACTTCCTGTTATATTTGTATTATCCAAATGAATTGGATTTATTACCGATACTACTTTATTTTCGTTTACTTTTGTATGTGATTGAAATTTTGTAGTATTTGGTTTTGGAATACTTAATAAACTTCCAGTTATATTTGTATTATCCAAATGGACAGGATTTATGGGAACAATTGTTTTTGTTAATATTCTGTTATTTGGTTTAAATCTGTTAAGCATAACTTTCTATATCTCCTTTTATTACAATTTCATCTTGTTTATCCAATGAATATTCAAATCTTGCTTTTATAAATTTTATTAATAACCCATTTACACCTTGCTCTACTATAAAATCTCTATTACCAATTGATTGTGTATTTATGGTGATTTTAATTCTATCTTGTGTAGTTCTATATTGAATTTCAGGTAATATATCAACAAATCTATAATTAGTTGCTTCAAATATCCAATAAGTTGAATCATTCAAATCAATTGCAGTTAATGTTGTTTTACCAACTTTTCTACTAATTTTTTGAGTAATATCCAATAAACTTCTTTTCATTATGGATTTATAAATTTACCAGTTATTACAATATCATATGCCGAACCGGCTGTGACAGTATATCCTAAAGTAAAGTTTATAGTTAAATTATTATTAGAATATGCTAATGTAAAATTACCTGATTGTGCCAATCTTACACCATTTATCCAAACTTGTATATTATATGTTTTACCATCTGGAAATAATAATCCAGAAGATACTATATTTGCAAGTTGTGGTGGTGTTGGTATAACTTTTACATTTTGCAATGTTATTGTGTTATTTACAACGGGATATCCACTATTACTATTGTTTATCGATAAATAATCAATAGAATCTTTATTATCATAATATGGAGAAGGAGTTGTCAATAAACCTTCCAATCTATTTGTCCCACTTGTCATATCAACTTCGGTTGCAAATGCTACTTTTCTGATATTAAATGCTTTTTTGGTTGTATCTTGTCCATCAAATTTTTCAGGAAGTAAATATGCTTTTACGTTTAATGAAAATTCAACTCTATTAATTCTTTCAGTTCCTTCACCTACTTCATTTTGAACATCAAAATCAGTTACATATGTAATAAATTTAAATTTCTTTTTATCACCCCAATACTCATCACTTGCAAATGTCATTGATTCAATGACTGTATTTAATTGTTCAGTAAAACTTGTCCAACCCATGCAATCATAATTAATTTCAACATAATCAGGCATAGTAATATTATATGTTTCGTATTTTGGTTGAGTGTTATTTAAAATACTAAATTTATCGTATCTATTTGATTGTGAATATTTAGTTACACCCGCATATGATAATAATCTATTTGGCATCATCATTGAATCATTTTTAGAAACAGTCGTTCTTCTAATCATCATTAATGGTAATTGAATTTTACCTTTTGAATCTCTAAAAATACCTTGTCTTCTTGCACCTGTCCATCTTTCAGAGTTACCATATATAACAGGCATCTTAACTGCCTGTCCGTTAACATCCAAAGTTGGTAATGCTACATCTTGCAAATAAGACATGATAGCGTTATCCACATCAAATAGAGTTATACTACTTTTTACATCACCAACTTGAGATTTGGTTTGTAATATTCTATCGTTTTTTAATAAAGGGTTAACTGCCATAATTAATCAATTCTTTGTTCAATATTAAGAGTTGCTCTACTAACTGCAAATGTATTACATACAACACTAAAGTTATTGTATGGTTGTCCACCTGCGAATTGTATTTCCGATGTATTGCCAATTTCGTAATATTCATTATTAAAACTTATAACATCGCCAATTTCAGGATATACATTTATTTCTTCCAACATAAATCTATCTAATCTAAATTCAATATCTTGTAAAACATCCGGTCCAAATCCATCATAAATTGCACTTTGCGCTTCTTTATTTATTAATGCATTCATTTGAACTGGAGGATGCCAAGTTTTGTTTAATGACTCTCCATAAATGTTTATTTTTGTATCAGTCAAATTAACTTTATACAAATAAATAACATTTTGAACAACTACATCAACTACTTCCCTTGCAATACTCTTAAAGAATGTAACATCTCTGGGTGTTATAAATTTAGGCATTTCTTATCCTTTATATAATTTTAATGGAATTTTTCTCAACATATCTTGTTCAAAATCGGCTGCATTCTTTTCTATCTCAAATTGATTTTTCTTACTTAGTTCTTCTAAGTTTTCTCTAAGTTGTTTAATCAATTCATCTTTTTCAACTTGTGCTTCTGCTCTTAATGCTGCACCATCCAATGTTACCGAGCCATCTGGAATTGGAATTTCATTATATTTTTCTCTAATTGCACCTAATAATTCTTTTGCCAATGCTAATGTATATTTTCTAATCCATTGTCTACCCACATCATTTATATTTGAATAAGGTATAAAATCGTATTCTACATCGGAGTAATCGGAAACTACACCATTTTTTACAATAGTTGCAGCGTTATCAAAATCTTCTGCAATATAATAATCATAATACATATGTGTCATTCCCATACCTGCCGATGGTGTTGGAAATATTGTAATTTTATTATTTACAATATTAAATGAGAATGCTGATTTACGAACTTGGTCATTAAATTGAATTTCTTGTATTCTCATAATATCTTCATAAACAGGCATCAATAAAAATTGTGCAGCTGGAGAATAGTTACCAAATCCTAATTCAGAAATTAAATTTAATGTTCCTTGTGCACCTACCGAATATGGGTCAAAAAATCTTGTGATTGCTGGCAATTGGTCATAATAAACTCTTGTTACTACAATACTTCCTGTTGGAATTGCTTGTCCATATGAACCGGAATCTGCAGATAATGATTCCGTTGTTAAATCATATACTTGTCTATTGTGAGATTTATCTAATAAAAAATATGCTTTATGTTCGGTAACATGTCCACCCACACCTACTGCTGCACCATATGCTTCTGCAATTCTAATATTAGTTGCTATCATTCCACCCTCAACTAATTTTTGAGAATAGTTTGTTCCTTTATTTACACCTTTAAGTGCAGATAAATTGTTTCTAATATTAAATTGATTAACTTGTGCTGAATATTCCGATGTTGCTTCTTCAAAACATGCAAAAAATTGTGCATCAACTAATTCAATATCAATTGTTGGATAACCCAATCTTGTTGCACACCAATAAGAAGTTCTAGGTGCATCGGTTTGAAATTTGGTATCTGTATCATATAAACCAAATGGTGTTGAACCGGTTGAAAATGATGAACTACCAGGATATACTAAATTTAAAGACATATTTTAGGAATTATTTACTTATAAATATATAAATAAAAAAAGAGTAGATATTTCTACCTACTCTTTCTAATATTAGTTTATTTATTTATAAAATTAATATGCCATTGCTATTGAAAGTGCAACTGCATTTTTTAATTGTAAATCACTTGCCAAACCATCTCTATCCAATTCTGTTATAAAGTTTTTTGCTGTTGCGTATCCAAATTGACCGTTAACATCTTTAAATAATACCATAGAACCACTTGTTGGTGTGATTATGTTATAAATGGGTGCTTGTCCAATAATTGTATCGTATGATTGTGGCATAGTTGTTAAATTTAGTTATTTGTATATAAATATTATTTTTATGCAATAAGCACAAAAAAAGAGGAGATATTTCTATCCCCTCTTTAATTTTATGTAAGTTTATTACTTATCTTATCTACTCAAAGATTAGATAGTGTTTAAACCTTCAACGATAATCTTACCGTAAAACTCTGGTCTTACAATTTTCTTAGCGTATCTAGTCATAACACCTCTTCTTGGAGTAAAGTTAGTTGGGTCATAAACTAAAGGAGTCATAATCAATGGAACGTATGGAGCGTAAACTGCACCTGTTTCAAAGAAGTTAGAACCTTTAAATCCTAATAAGATTACATTCTCAGTCATGTATGGATTCTTATAAACATCATATCTGTTAGAGATTTGACCGATATTAGAAACACCAGCTGCGAATTGTAAAGAATCTTTACCTGGGTTAGCAGAGAAGCCATTCATAGATTCTAAAATTGTAGCTACATTTGGAGAACAAACAATAAAGTTTGCACCACCTCTCATAGTCAATTGATGAATTTTATTAGAAACTTTCTGTAATTTGATACCCAAAGTTTGGAACCATGTATTTTTTTGGTAAGCGTAAGCTGCTGCTGCAGTTGAATCAACTTGGAAAGAAGAACCATTCCAATCGTATCCTACTCTTGCTGACCAGTAATCAGTTGTGAAAGCGTTAGTTTGTAACATTTCTAAGATTTCTAAATCGATTTCTAAAGAGATGTATTCAGACAACATTTGAGTTAACTCAGCCTCAGCATCAATACTATGGTAAGCGTTCAAATCTTGTGCCAATTCCGGTGTCCACACTGCTTTTAATTTTCTTGTCTTAGCAACAATTGGTTCAGATTTCAACTCTAAGTTTACTTCTGGGATTTGTAAGTTTACACCTTTATCTTCAAAGTCACCTCTGTTGTATTGAACTGGTTGTTGATGATAGTATAAAGTACCTGTTACAGTTGCTCCATTTACAGAACCACTTGTTAAGAAATAAACATTAGTTCCATCATAAGAAATGTAGTTGTTATATTGAGCTCCGAAAGAACCTGTTGTAGCAACAAATTCAAATGCTCTAAATCCTTCAAAATCAGCTGCTGCAGGAATTGCAATACCTACTTTCTTCAATGCACCTGAAGCTAAAGCTGCAGATACCGTTTGATTAGATAAATCATAGTTGATATCACCAATAGAAGCTGTAGCGTAAGTTGCTGCAGTTACTGAAGATGATAAGTTATTGATTGTATATCCAAATCTACCAGCACCATATAAACCACCAGTTGTATCTTGAGTAGAACCCAATTTGTTACCTGCTGGAGCTAATGAATCTTTACCATAAGTTCCACCTGTTCCATAAACTGAAGAACCAGAATAATCTGGGTTACCAGCTGGGTTAGAACCATATTTAAAGTCCATGTAGAAAATAAGACCTGAAGGTAAGTTCATTGGTTGAACTGAAACGAATTCTTTAGCTGCGATAGAACCAAAGATTCTTCTTACTAAAGGTAACGCAACACCTGCCCATTCTTCAGAACCTGCAGAAGTACCTGTTGTTGTAGCCTCATCTAATAATTGTTTAGCTTGGTTTTCTAACATTACTGCCATACCATGCTTTTGAGTTTCAGAACCTGCGTTCTCTAATAAACCCGTTTTTTCCCACTTGCTTTTCAAACCTCTAGTTTGTTCAAGCATAATGCTTTGTGGGTTAGCGCCTGTCATAAATTTCTTTAAGTCCATTTGTTATTTTTTTAATTAATTATTTAATAATACCTGCTAATTTTTTAAATCTGTCAGAAAAGTTTGCAGATTCAGCAATTACTTGCTTTTGTGCAACTGCTGGCTTAGTTGATTTTGTTACTTTGCTAGCAATACCTTCTGTCATTGATTTTTTAGTAGCTTTAGTAATAGAAGGTTGTTTTAAGTTTTCTGCTAATGTAGAGTAAACTAATTTAACTTCTCTTACTGATTTTGTTCTATCCAAAGTTTCAATCACTTTAACTTTTTGTTCGTTAGTCATATTGTGTGCTCTGAATAATTTATTAGCGAATAATAACTTAGCGTTTAATAAGTTTACTTCGTTAATTGTGTTTTGTAATGATTTGATAGTTTTGTAAGCTTCGTTTAAATCTTTTTTCAAAGACTCATCTTTTTTCTCAGCTTCATCACCTTTCATATCATCTTCCATTTCTCTTAAGATTTCTTCTAAGTCGATTACATCTTCAGAAATAGAATCTTTATCAAATGAACCTCTTGGTGCTTTTCCACTAGCTTTAGTAGGGTCTTCGTTTTCTACTTTAACTACTTTTGGGTCTTCACCTTTATCAGTTCCGGCTTCAGAACCATCAGAATATGCATCTTCATACATACTCTCATCTTCTTCATGCTCACCATCCATTTCATCGTGGTTTTCACCATCCATGTCATCACCTTCTAATTGAGCTTCTAATTCTCTGATAATAGCTTCTAAATCCATATCATCTTCTGATTCTTCATCATGATGCATATCATCTGAATGGTCTGCATCCATTCCTGGAGCTTCTTCATCTTCATGACCTGCTACATCATAAGAATCATCATCTGAATCTGGGTCCATGCTGTATTCATCAGACTCATCGTTAGGGTCTTCTTCGTTACCAGCCTCTAATTCAGCTAATCTAGCTCTTAATTGTGCGATTTCATTTTGTTTTTCATCCTCACCATTCTCATCCCACTCTTCGTTAATGTCAGCCACTTTTTTGTAGCCAGCATCTTTGTTTGCATCACCACTCTTAATGTCAATACCAACATCAGATTTAGATAAGTCTGTATGAGCATCAAAACCTTTTCCTGTTTTACCAGGTGTTTCTGGATATCCTGCATCTACTTTCGTACCGATGTCAGAAGAATCCAATTCCTCGTTCTTCATTTCTGCATCTTCTGCCTCTGCTTCAGCTTCTGCTCTCAATTTTTGAGATAACATAGATTGAAGTCTAGGAGTAAATGCTTCTTCAAGAGCAAGTTTTGCGTTTGCTAAAGCAGTTTCTTTTACAGCTTTGGCATCAGCGATTGCTTCTTTCAATAATTTTGAATTTGCCATGTTGTTTTTTCCTTAAATTTGTTTGTGAAGTTATTTCGTGTAGGAAACTCCAATGTAATTATGTCGATTGTTCGGTCACACCTTATAGAGAAGGGTATTCATTAATCAACTATGTCTTATAATTCCATAATAAAAAATGGAATATTTGATAATATATATCAAATTTTTTTAGAAAACTAAAGAAAAACCCTAAATTTCTTTAGGGTTTTAAAAATATTATTGTAAATTAACTAATTTATATTTTGTAGAATATAATAATTTTGCTACATTATCTATTTCATTTTGAATCCAACTATCTTTTAATTTTGAATCTTGTCTCATTTTTTCTAATGCTACACATAATTTTTCAAAATATGAAATAATATTTTTAATATCACAATTTGTATCCAATCCATTTACTGGTTGAAATTTAATTAAACCATATTTTCCTTGATATGATTCTACTAAACCATCTATTAATTCAATAATTTCATCGTAGTATGTATTTAATGCAGAATGTGCAGCAAATGCTCCCGGTCCTTTTACTCCTAAATGAAACACATGTGCCTGTGTTCTACTGTGAAAAAATAATGATGCTAATTGTTCCATTTTAATTTATTTTAAATCTTTTTCTAATTGTTGTGCTGCGTATTTTTGTGCAGTAGTATCAAATCCTTTTTCAAATACATTTTTTAATTCATCTTGCAAAACATCAAACTTTATATTTTTATCATTTTTGTATTTATTTAATTCGGATTGTGTTTCTGGAAATTGTAAAACTTTATAAACTAAACCATTAAATCCAGATTTTTCAATTATATCATTCATTTTAGCAACTACTCTTGGATTTGATTGTAAATTTTTTATAATACTTTGAATTGCTTTAGTTATTTTGTAATCTCTACCATCCATATAAGATTGAAAATCTGTTAAAAGATTTCCAAGCAATTTAGCAAACCAATAAACAGCTAAAGGTCTTAATACATCTATTAAACCAAATTCATTTAATTGTTGTTTATTTTTTTTCATTTACTTTTTGCAAGTTTTACACTCATTTAATCCTAATCTTTTTTTCATTACATCTTCCGATACATCTGCTATTTCAAAATATCTACCCAACACATGTCCCATATCTTCGTAAAGTGCTTGCATTCTTTGTTCTTGAGTTGCTGCTTCTTTAGCTTCTTTTTCAAATTTTTCTTGTAAAGATTTTAATTCTTTCATGTTTCTTTTTATAGTAACATTATCAAACCAATCTCCACCTTCTCTTAAAGTATATTCTTGTGCAGCATCTGCAATACCACCCAATGTTTCTGCAACTTGTCTAATATCAGATTTTCTCTCCATTCCTTCTCTATGTTGTCCATAAGTTGAAATGATTTCTAAAAAATGTTTTTTTAATTCAGTTGGTAATTTTTGAAATTGTTCATTTTCTTTTAATATGTTTTTTAATCTTATCATATCGATTTTATTTATACTATGTGAGCTTTTTTAATTTTAGATATTGCGTTGTTTAAATCACCTTTATCCATACCCATTGCATCAACTAATTTTGCAATAATCAATGCTTCTTTATCTCTTGATAAATTCATAGATTTAATTTTGTTAGTCATACCCTCAATATCATGCTTTATTGAAGCTGGTATTTGAGCATGAATATCAGAAATATCTTCTTTTTGAATTTTCTTTTTATTTACAACTTCTTTATTTACAGGAATAAGACTTACTAATCTTGCCATTTTATTTTAATTTAATTCTATGATAATTTCTCTCATCAAATCTTGTGCTTTACACCATTTGCCACATTCTTCTGCGATTTTAGCCCATTGTTTACTTTCGTTAACAGGAGCCATAAATGCACCATGTGTAGATGGGTTTGATACAAAATCCCAACCTACTAATTCAAAGTCAGGCTGAACCATTACTGTTCCATCATTTAACTCTTTTACCGAACCCAATCCTCTTGATGAAATACCTAAACGAATATTATTTTTTAATAATTCTTTTAAAATATTACCAGAAGGTGTTGATAAAATTTCAACCAATCCACAAACATCATCACCATCCCAATAGATTTCTCTAATATTATGTGATACATTTTTTAAGTTAATAACAGGAGATTCAGGATGGTCTAATTCACCCAATGCTCTTCTTTCCTTAATAAGTTGTTGATATTTTTCACACTCTCTCATTAAGATTTCTTTTGGATATCTTCTATTATTTTGATTGGGTGCACCAGCTCTTTGTAAGATTCCTTTAACTAAATAAGTTCCATTATCTTCTTGTTGAAGTTTTGCTTCAAATAAATGAGTTTCTATTAATAGATTTTTATTCATTATTTGTTTTTTCTCAATTTAGCTAAATCGGAACCTTCAATTTCACCATCACCATCAACATCTAATTTTTTTTGACCAGCTGTCAATTCAGCTTCGTTATATCCTACCAATCTACCTTCTGATTTAGCTTTGTATGCTTTATCAACGGCATTGAAGAATTTTTTCTTTTCATCATCAGACATATCTGGAATAGATTTACCAGTTTTATCTAACATATGATTAAATAATGCTTTATAATCTTGTTCTTCTCTCATCACTTGATGGATAAGTTCTTTTAATTGATTTAGTTTCATATTATTCTCCAATTTTACGAATTTTTTGTTCTAATCTAATAAGACGTTCCTTTATCTTATAAATATTGTTATTTGTTCTTTTCCAGAAATTTTCGTTAGTAACACCACTTTCATTTTTAATCTTACCATACCATTCTAAAAATTTCTCCATTTCTGCCAATTGTCCGTTGATTTGAGAAATACCTCTACCTATTTTTTGTTGTGGTGATGAAACTTCTCTTTTTAAATCTAACCATCTATTCTCATGCATATCTGCTACAAATTCCATATCAGATACTCTAGCTAATTCTTTATCTTTTTTCTTATCTTCTGCAGGTGATTTTGCTGCTACATTTTTTGTTGGAAATGCAGGTGCATTATCAATATATCCAGTTCCTGCTACAGTCTTATCTTCTGTTTTCATTGTATCTTCACCATCATGTGTATCCATTACATATTCCATATCAGATACATCTGCCATCTCTTTATCTTTTGCTTTATCTTTTCCCTTTGGAGTTCTAACTGCTTTATATGGAATTGGAGTTGGATTATCTTTAACATCCAAACCTACTGTCGTTTCTTGCTTAACTTCTTTAACTACTGAGTATCCAGTTAATGATGCTTGCTTTGCTCCTTTTGCTTTTTCACCTTTAGAATTTTCACCTTTATCTTTACCAAATGCGTATGGAGTTTGATATCCAGGTGTAGCACTAGTAGTATTGATATCTTCCTCCATCATTCTTTCTCTAACTATCTTTCTAATTGCTTCTTTTAGTTTTACTAAATATTCGGCTTGAGGAATCATATCTGCTTCTTGGTCATGCTTAGTTGTAGTATAAGCAGCTGCATCTTTTGCATTTTTTACATTTTGTTGTGCAGGATTTAAATAATCTTCATCTACATGGTCAGGTAATCCTTTTTGTTTTGTAGATGCAAAATCTTTTGCTGATTTTTTACTCATGCTACTTGCTGCTTTAGAAACTTCTGGAGATGGATTTTTCATATCACCTTTTTGTGCGGCATGAACCATTCCCATAAATTTTTGTTGTGCTTTTGATACTGCTGGCATTTTATTCTAAATTAATTATTGTAAAATATATGCAGTTCCTGCCGAACAAGTCACTGCGTTTACATAACAAGGAAATGGTGTTCCTGCTACTAAATGTTCTAATTTAATGGTAGATGTATTTCCAGATACTGCGTAATCTTTATCACCCAAAGATATACTTCCGGATGAACCAGCTACTACTAATACTCCCCAAGCTTGCTTTGGTGCTGGTAATTGTGAACTACCTGTTACGGCAATTGCTTTATATGTTCTATAATTTGTCATTTTATTTTGATTTTTCTTTTAATTCTTTTAATAATTCGTATGTCATCATTAATGCAGACAAATGGGTTTCTTTAATTTTTTTAACAGATTTAACTTTTCTAATATTTGCAATTGTTTCTGCTAATTTAATTTTTGTTACTTTATCAGTAATTTTTGAACCAACTTCTTTTAAATTTGTAATAAGTTTAGTTGCTTCATTTGAAACATATTCTAATAATTTACCTGTATTATTTATATTATTTATGTATTCTCTTAATAATCCTTTTTGTTCTTGTGTAAGATTTTTATATTTTGAATTAAAACTTTCAACTAACATTTTATAAGATATTGCTCTTAAATCTTCATCTTGTTTTCTATATTCTTCCAAAACAGCATCTTTAATTTTTACTTCTTTATTTTGAATAGAAGAATTAATAATATTTTCTGCAATCGTAAAACGAGAACTTACAATATCCGTAGGGTCATATTGTTCATCCGTAGTTACTTCTTCAAATATTTTATATATTGATGCTAATGTTTTATAATTAGAAATTGGAGATTTAATAAATTCATCCAAATTATAAGTTTCTTTAATTTCTTTTACAAGATTATATTTTTCTTTAATAAGTTTTTTCTCATCCAATCTTTTACGAGCTTCACAAATAGTATCTATAAATTTTTCAGCTTTTGCTTCTGAATTATATTTTTCGTTTATTAAGTATTGATATAATTTTAATTCCTTAGATAATTCTTTTTTAGAATTAAAATGTTCTTTTAAAATTTTTTCTGCAATTGATTTATTTGAAGACATGATTTCAGATGTAATCTGTCTTACAAGTAATTCAAATATAAATCCTGTATTTTTAAACTTTGAATGTTTGATTTTTTTCATTAATTATACAATTATTCAGATATAAATATATTATTCTATTGGTTTATTACTTTTTATCGTAATCTTCTGTCAAAATAGTTTTTTTATTACCCATCATATCCTTAAATATTTCTTGATAATTAACTCTTGGTTTATATTTTATAGAATCCGTTTTTTCTTTATTAGCTTTTTGGCCAAATGGGTCTCTTCCTAATGGATGGTCATCTTTACCATATCTATTTGGGTCTTTAGGTCTACCAACATTTCCTTCTTCTTCTAATTCTGTTTTTAACCTTTCTAATTCTTCTTCCACATTTGTTTGTTCTGGTTCTTGTGCAGGGTCAGTTCCTTGTGTTTCAATAGAAGTTAATCTGAATGTTTGTTTTGTATCATCTAATACACCCAATGTTTGTTCATCTTGCTCATCTTTAGCCATTCCCATAATGGTTTCATACATCCATTCTTTAGAGAACATTTTAGTTTGTTGCATTTGTTGAAGTAATTGAACTTTTGCAGTATATGTTTCAACTTTCTCTTGTTCGTAAATTTTAGAAGGAGTGGTTAATTCCAATGTAAAATCTGTCAATCTATCATCTTGAATACCTTGTGCGTATAAGTGTATAATTGCAATTTTTGTTAATTCAGAAATAATTACTTTCTGAACTCTTTCAATACTTTTTGCAAATCTAACATCCAATGCTGCCAATGTTGATTTACCACCAGTATCTTCTTCATATCCTAACCAAGCTTTTGGAATTTTTAAAGATGCCATTAATTTATTCTTTAAATAATTAAGGTCATCAATCATATTATATTCCAAACCTTTCAATGTATCAATAGAAGTTCCATTATCATTACCTCTCACAGGCATGTAATAATCTTCCATTAAATTTTGTTGGTTATATTTTAAGTTATATTCACCTGTATTTTCATCTACAAATGGAACTTTCTTAGAACTATTAATAATCTTTTGCATGTAGTTATCAACCTCATTTGGTGGAATATTACCTACATCAATTTTAAATATTCTTTTTTCAGGTGCTCTTGTAATTCTATGAATCAACATTGCATCTTCCATTAAAGATACCTGTTTCCAAATTCTTCTACCACCTTCAATTATAGATTTACCATAAGGTAAAAAGTTAGAATCTGAATTTAATCTAAAGTGTGCCATTTCCCAGTTTTCAAATTCTTTCTTTGCAGTCATACCATAAGCACCCAATGGATTTTGATATGGTGCATAAACGAATTTTACTCTTTGTGGATTTTTATGGTCAAAATTTTCTACTCTACTAATTTCATATGGAGAATATGGAAAGCAGTTTACAATACCAACACCTTCTTCTTCTGCAACTTCAATTTGTAAAAAGAAATCACCATATTTAACTAAATTTCTAGCCCATGGCCATAAATTAAATTCAATGTTTAAAATATCGTAAAATAAATTTTCTAATACTTGCTTAATATGGTCATCTTCATGATGTATCTTTAATACATTGCCATGTTCATTTTTTGCTGTTGATTCATCTGCGTAAATATCCAATGCCGATGCTAATATTGGGTCTTGGTCCATTGAATCATAATCTCTAAACAAATCTATTCTAACTTGTTGATATGCTAGTGCACCATCTATATGTCCATCTCCCCAATTTGTAACCTTTATTTTCATAAAACGGTCAACTAAGTTAGTAGTCATGCTTTGATACTCATCGGTATCAATTACCTTAGTTCCTTTTGCCGTTTTTCGAACGATAGTATTTGTTGAAAATAACTTTTGAAGTCTTTTAAATATACCTCTGTTATTTATATCGTTTCTATTTTCTATTGCCATTTTTGTTTCTTTAATCTTCGAAGATAAGTAATTTTTTTGATATTACCAAATTACCATTTTCTACAACTCCAATAATTTGCTTTTGTTCTTGGTCCTGGATTATCACAATGCATTCTTGCTCTAAAAGATTTTCTTGCATCAGGATTTGATTTTCTAATTTTCATTCCTTTTTGTCCAAAGTTTACTTTAATAACTTTTCCTGTTTTTGGGTTTTTAACAAACACTTTGAACTTTTTAACATCACCCTGCATTGGATGACCTAATTTTACTTCTCTTCCTTGATATTCTGCTTCATAAAGACATGGACAACCACCTTCATCTAAAGTATTTTTATATGCTTTTAAAAATTGAATAAAATCATCAATTTCTTCTGGCTCAACATCTAATTCATCATAATCATCATCACCACCTTCATACATTCCACATTCACATTGTGCCATTGGTTTACTACAATTAGGACAATTACCTAATTCATTTTCATTAACAGGAACGCAATTTGGTACTTGTTTACCATTTTTATTTTTCATTCCAACTTGTTTGTATCCACTCCAACAAGGGCCTTCACTTTCATTTTTAGGTTTTATACCTTTTTTCTTCATATTAATTGCAATAGCAGCTTGTTGTGCAGCGTTTGCAGCTTCTTTAAATGGTATTAAATTTATTAATTTCATAATTTTTTATTATAATCGTTTAAACATATAAATATAAATATTTTATCCTAATAACCAAAGTGTGCTTTCTTTTTGTCCATTAGATAAAGGCATTTCATATGGATTTTGTTTTAAACTATTTTGTGTGTAAACTGCTTGCTCATGTTGAGTTATTGTAGCAGAGTTTAACATATTTTTTGTTAAATCAATTCCTTCTTGTCTTAATCTCAATGCCGTATTTCTCACCCATAAACCAATACCCAATGCCATTATCAAGTCATCATTATATCCCTTCATCGCTTCTGCTCTACCATTATTCCAAATAAATGTAAACATCTCATCCACCAATCTTACAGAACGAATAAGAATATCTTTCTCATTTATATAAGTATCTAATGCTGAAATAATCAATGGACGAGTTTTATTTGTTGTAGAAAATCCTGCAACCATTTGCTTCTCATCTCTATAATATTTATTACTCATTTGTTTTTCTATATCAACATATTTCAAATCATTACTCATATAGAATAAATTTTGATATTGTCTATCAATACATTGTTGAATAGTTGCCCATCCTACATTTGAGTTTTCAACAACTAATAATGCACTATTATATTGAGTTGCCAATCCAACTAAAAAATTTCCAAAATCTTTAGTTTCCATTTTACCTCTATATTCTGCAACT